TCAACTGTCTTATACAGCACATCCATATACGGCTTGCTCTGGAGAAAAACCTTCTCCGAATCTGCCCATAACCCGACAACCTTCACCGCAACTAACGGATGAATACCGCAGCGTAACAAGATTTCAAGGGATTCAGACTTAACAAGCAGGTTATCCGTAGGACTATGAACGATATGTACGTCATAATCCATTTCCGTAAGCTCGCAAGGATTAGGATTGACAGCCTGTGAGATAACCTTTAAGGCAACCTTGTTAAGCCGTTTATCCGAAACACATACATACGGGTCTTTCAGGTTCGCTCTCTGCCTTGCGAAATCCCATCCATTTCTGAGCGATACGGCTCCGGCGGTATCTCCGCCTGTGTTGCTCTGACGATTAGGAATAGCCAGAATATCCAACGCACTATTCCAAATATCATCCTTGCCAACCTGCGTACCCTCCTGATTCAATTCCTGTGACAGAAGGCTAACATCAGCGTTGCCCTGACCGTTAGTTGACTTAACAACCAACGCACCGTTCATCTTCATTTTGTTGAACACTTCTTCGTCAACGTCACAATCCTTAAACTTGAACCATGATTGAACGAACTGAGCTATGCCGTCCACACGGTTACTCTGGATTTCGTTGACCGCATCCAACATGGATATAACCAACTCTATGTCTGACAGCCTGTCAGCATTGTTAGGATATTCAACAATGGGGATTCCACCGAAAGCATGGATATGTGTATCAGTTATCTTGCCCTGTTTGAAGATGTATTCCAGATACTCCGAAAAGCATTGATAATACTGCTCCCCGTCCTCGTCCTTTAACTGCTGCATAGCTAAAAGCGGTTCAAAGGTTATGGATGAATAAACCACAATGGTGTTCATAGGGGATGGAGCAATAAGCCTGTAAGGAACTGCGTAAGGAGCTTTAGTCCTCTGGATAGCCTTAAATCCCGTTCCAACGCTTGAAGTCCACTCACCGCACATTATGTCTATAAGGCTCTTATTTGCATTACGGTTATAATCGTTAAGTGCATCTACAGCCTTGTTGATCTTCTCGTCATTCTTTAAGCTGACGCACTGTACGGGTTCGCCGTATGTCTGAGCGTTCTTGAACGAAACTATCTCAAACGCATGGTTCTCGACTACAGGATTGTTTATATCATCCCTAATGGTCTTATCACGGTATAATACGGGCTGATCCCCTTTGTAGTAGTCATGCAGATAACGGATAGCAGGTCTGTTCCAATTCAGCGTAGATGCACCCTTGTTTATGATTTTCAGAATGTTATCGGGAGTAACTTCTGAAAAGTCAACATATGCAGTTTTCCGTCCGTACTGACCCTTTACCAAGTCCTGAAATCTTCGTGTGTTCATTACGCCTCCCATTGCCCTAAAAAGAAAAAACGCCCTCGCAAACCTTTACAGTTTGCATAGGACGCATATATCGGATTTTATATCTCTCTAATTTTGCTTATAGCACTTCAATCTGCGAAGTCAAGTATTTTTTGCATATTTTGTGTATTTTTTTAGTATATTTGCCCGAATCATACAAGATATTGTTTCCGGCGGAACGGATTTATGGCTGCTTCTACCCTTGCATTAGCCCAAGTTCCTTCAAGGAAGTATGCAAGTGACGCTAAACTGTCCGCAGCATCTTGATGCTTATGCTTCTGGTTTGCCTTGAAGTTAAAGCTGAATAGGTTAGTCATAAACATACGATACTGCTTGTTTCTGCATGACGGATCACGGAAGTAATACTCACGGATAGACCCCGCCTTATCCCAGATACGTTGTGCCTTACGCTTATCAGTAGGCGCATACTCTGACCGTAAGTTAATCTTGATGCCCTTACTCTGCAATTCGGCATTAACCTCGTCCTTATAACCCTCGCCGCCCTGATTAGCCTCAAAGTACCCGCTTGTGACATGATGCTCTATGATCTTGTCGATAACCTGCGGTTTAGTAAACTTCTTCTCGGAATTATCGTAGACTACATCCTCGATATACACCGAACCATCCTCATACACATAAGCTATCGGCAATGACAGGTAATCGTCACCGCCTAATGCTACGTCACACGCAAAAGTCACTTTCAGGGGTGTTTCATTCGGCAATATGCCGTTATAGTATTTCATATCGTCAGGCAGGAATACCGCACCCTCACGCTCTACAGGCTCTTGCATATACTGTGCTGACCATGAAGCCATGTCACCGTCATTCTCAAACCTTGCCCGTATCTCACGATATTTAGCCGTACTGAATCCGACACCAAAATCATAGTCAAAGTTGGATTCGTCCTTCTCGTTCATGGCAGGAATCTTGATAATCTTATACCGTGTTCCCGGTGCTGCTAATCCCGCCTGTAAAAACTCATGTCTGGTACAGAATATGTCATTAAGTGACCATATTGTACCGATTCCAAGTATCTTGCACCCCTGTTTCTGACGGGAAAGCACGTTGTTGTTAAAGAATTTCAGCTTTTTAGCCAATAAGTCCTGATTCAGCACTTCGTTGATGCCTTCGTGAAGATCGTCAAGTATCAGCCATCCTTTAGCATCAAACTGTCCGTTCAAGCCCGCTTCCATACCACGCCCCGAAAGTGTAGCATACTTCTTCCTACGGGTAAGGTTCAGCCTGTGGGCTTCTGAATCCGTATGCGCTATGTTCTCGCCGGGGAAAACATCACCAAATGCGTATGTAGGGTCTTTGATTATCTCAATAACGCCATCCACAAACGCCCCGCCTAACTGATTAGCGTATGTTACATACAGGTTTGACGGTTCATCATTACGGGCTATATGCCATGTTGTCGCAAATGTGACTATCTGCGATTTGCCCGTTCTCGGCGGCTGATGCAGGTATAACTCGTCAAGTTTATCATCTTCCAAGTCCTGAATGGCATCAACAACCATCTTCAACATCTTCCTACGGGGTTCATAGAATCTTTCTTTACGGGGTCTGTAACGCTCGATATACAGGCAGAATGAATCCAACTCATACTTTGCAGCATATCTCATGCAGTTATAGTATTGGTTTATTATTTTATAACCCTGTTTATTCTCCTGTGATAACTGTTCTATCTGTTCAAAACTGCCATGTGCTTTTTCCCGCATATAATCACGCATGACAGACATAGCCCTATGCGCTACATCTATCGTGAATTTAGGATCACCACATTCGTCTGCTAAACGGACAGCTAACTCCATTGCATCTACAAGCTGCTCATTTGCGCCATTGTATTTTTGGTAAGTCTGATACTCGCTCAGACGTTTCTCGATTTCTTCTCTTGTCATTCTCTAACGCCCTTATCTCCGCTTCGGTCTTTATGAACGGTAATACCTTCGTGGTCTTTCCACACGCATACCATACCTGATACCATTTCCAGAATGTGTTATATGCCATTCCAAGTTTTTTGGCATATTTAGCATACATCACAGGATCGACATATTGGTGTTCCGGCATTTCCAAGACTACGGATTCCCATTTCTCTTTAGTCATAAATATAGTCTTGTTAGAACGGTCAATCCCGCCTTTGGCACTGTTAAACATTTTTGTCACCTACTCCCTAACCCGTGGAATATGTCTGTAACGCATTTAAAGGGGGCATTTACCCCTGTTTCACCCCTTTGGGGTATATTTATACCATTTGCACTTTTGACACCCCTTTATGGGCAAATTTGATAACGTTATATAACGTTATGCCCTCCGACACATTTTTGGGGCAGCCATCTAACTGCCCCTATCATGCGCCGGAATATCAAAGGATGGTCGAAGTAATGGGTAACTATCATTCTGCTTTGGCTAAAGTATCGCAATATATATCCTCTACCTTGCCTGTTTTATAATATATCGTTCCCTTAATGCCTCTCTTTTTGGCATTAGCCGAAGGCTTATCTATCAAATTTGTGATTCTTGATATGCCAAGTTCTTCAAGATAATCACGATACCACGTTTTTTTCTTGTAGTTCACAAGGCTTGCAGGAGAAATAGGATCAACATCCCAATGACACAATAATTCTTTAAAACCAATTCGGCAATGTATAAAATCATCAAGTAACGCTTTATAGTTTTCCGGCAAATCACGGCTTCTGGGTGTCAAAGGAGTAATACTTAATTTCCGAGGTTTTTCAGGGACAATGATTTCAAAGATTTCTTTTTTGCCGTTTTTGTATATTATATATCCCTTCTCCTTAGCACCATTTGTTTTACGTTTTGGATTATGTGTTCTCTTACGGTGAGCATCAATCCCGTTATGTATCTTCTCGATATTCAGTTCATTCAAGTATGCCTTAAACCAAGATTTATCACTAAGGTGTTTTATAGCCTCCGGCATATCACCGCTACTACTTCCCATAGCCCCATTCCATTTCATGCCTAATTCTTCACGCCCTATCTTGCAAAAGATATAGTCATGTAACAGGTCTTTATAGTTTTCAGGAACAATAGGCTTTCTACCACCCTTTATGTTAGGTTTCCTGTTTGCAAGTTTTTCTTTGCGCTGATCTTGCCAACTATGAGCAGCCATGTGGCAACTATGACAAGCAGGTACAAAGTTCGTAAACACATCCTGTCCGCCAACCTCTAACGGGATAGCATGATGCCATTCTATGTTTTGGCTACTGCCACATGAACAACATCTAACTACGCCATCTATGTCTTTCCATTTCTCAGCCAATGCTTTCCTAACGCTCTTTTTCTTTAACAGTTCGCTACTTCTATCCATCCTCTTAATCTCCTTTGTAATGTGGTGTTATATATTATATATATTCTTTATAGCTGTAGTAGTGTTATGTACTATGCACCTAATACAGTTAGTAATGTGGTGTGGATATATACCCTTAACTTTACTACAGGTAGTGTTATATGCAGTATATTTATCCATGTCAGGTATATGGGTATATGTATTCTTTACAGTTTCAGTTATGATTTACCCCTATTCTTTGTAGTCTGGTAGTTATGAGAAAAGGGATTTTTGTTTTGTCGCTACTGTGGGGGCTAAACAGGGGCGGGGTGGGGCGGTTTCTGTAAACCCCCACGGTATACCCGCCGGAAACGTCAGGAAACGCTTGCAAGGGGTATTATTTCGCTAAATCAGACTTTAGCGAAATGAACAAATGTTTGCCAAAAGTCCGAAAACCCGCATAAAATAAGCGTTTACGGCGTTTTTATATATCGCAATTAATCCGGGTTTTTGTCGGTAAGTGCTTTTTGTTCGTCAGATAAAGACAATAAATCCGGTAATGTGTCGATTATTCCTTGTGCAGTATGCTCTTGTATCGGCTTATCAAGGTTGTATTTGTAATTTCCTGCTGCTAATCTTAGAATCGGCACCGGGCTATTTTCAAAACGTGCTACAGTATCTTTTTTTGCGTTTTCTTGCATGATTTTATATAACGGACTATAACCAGAGCTTAGCCATTCCCTGATTGTATGTTCTTCTATACCAACCATTTTATAAAATGGGTCTGGACTACAGTTATAACCATAATAATTACATAATCTTAAATATACATCATAAGCCGTTTTAACTTTTACAGGATCATAAAAGGGTTTATTATAATTATTATATATACATGGCTTACATAATAACTCTAAGTTTACACTATATACCCGGTCATATAATCGGGATAATAAATATAAAAATTGCGTATATGTAAAATCAGGATATATTTTTTTCTT